CCCGCCACTGTGATCCCGGCCCCGCCGGTGTTCCCTCAGCCGGCGGGGCCGGCGGTCGTGGCGGGCGGGAGCCCCTCATCTCCGGCGGCGCGAATCGTGCCGCCATCACAACCGGAGACGGTCTCGCCAGCGGCGTCGGCCGTGAGCCTCGCGCGCCCCGCGCTTGCGCCGCCGCGGACGGAAACGCTCGACGGCCTCAGGCGTCAGGCGGCGTCAATTCTCGACGCCCTCGCCACGGAGGCGAGCGCCCGGATGAGCGGACCCAACCGTGAGGTGCTGGTTCAGGGCCTTGAGGCCAATCGGGACAAGGCCAAGGCAGCGCTGATCGCGGCCGACACTGTGGCGGCGATCGAGACCATCATGCGGGCGGCCAAAATCGCCTTCGAGAGGGTCATGGGGAATGGCTGACACGACCGACATTCTGCGCCGCATGCGGCGCGATGCGCAGGTCCAGACGCAAACGCCGGCGCCAGGAACCATCGGCGCGCCACCGTCGGGCAGCAGCGCACCGGGCCTCGACCCGAGCCGCTATCCGCCGGTGCCGGCCCTTTATGACGGCGGCCCGCTCGTGAACGCCGCCCTTTACGGAGTGCCGGCGTCGCAGCTGCCGTGGGCGGCGCCCGCTCCCGACCTCACGACGGCCGACATTGCCGACGTCGCCCGCACCCGCCAGCAGCCATGGGACGGGTCGCTCGGCGGCCTCCTGCATGGGCTCAGGGACGCGATTCCCGCAAATCCCCACACGCCGCTCTCGGCCCTCAACATGGCCAGGGGCGGCCTCGACACCATGGGCAACTGGGCCGCCATGGATCCGACCATGATCGGTTGGGGCGATATGCTGGCGCCGACGGGGCAGGCCGGCCTCGTCACGACCTTCATGCGACCGTCCCCAAACGTGGCGGGGATGTTCATCGGCCCGCTCGCGGCCAGTCCGCACCGGCGGACGATCGAGCGGGCCCGCAATGCCATGATTGATGACGGGCTGCCCCCGGCGGAGGCCGCAAAGCGCTATGGAGTGCAGTATGATCCGCTTGCCGACGCCTTCGGCGTCTATGCCGACACGAGCGGATGGCGAGTGAGGCCGGAGGCGTTCGGGTCAGGAAGCATTTATGCGGGACCGCTTAGTCAGGTGCTGGATGCCCCGGGGCTGCATGGAATGCCGGGATTGTACGATCTGTACCCCGGGATGTCGCAAGCATCCGCAGTGGTTCGGCTGAGGCCGTCGCCAACTTCGCCAGAAGGGTTGGCTATTCCGTTCCCGCGCGGCGGGCTGTCCAGTGTCGAGGCAACAGCTCACGATCCGGAGATGCTGCTCGATATTCTGCGCCACGAGGTGGCAGGGCACGGGGTGGACTTTGCCGAGCTCCGCAGGCAGCGACTTACGGCGATGAGCAAGGGATTGCCGTACTTCCAGACTCCGGTGGAGATCTCGGCGCGGCGGGCGCATCTGGCGCCGCACTACAACGACGCGCTGCTTTCCGGGGCGCTGCCGTGGTCCGCGATCGACGTCTGGCGACACCCCACCCAGCCGCTGTTCGATCAGTGGCTGGCCGCCGCGGCTCCGCCGGGGGCCAGACGGTAACCGAGTGCGCGGAGGTCAATGGACCTGACCGCGACGATGTAGAGCACCCGGCCCGGAAAACTCCGATGCTCCCAGCTGTCGAGGACATCCGTGGCGAGATCCGGTCGGGCCTTGATGACGGCGGCCGCCTCCTCGGACGAGTGGGCTGTCAATCCGGTTGAATCGATGATGCGGTCAAAGACGGGGTACGGCAGGTCTCGCGGGGTGGTGGTGAGGACGATCTCGCCGCAGGTGCCAGCGTCGGTGTTAGTCATGACCTATCCCTCCTTGAGCTGATCGAAGCATAGCACAATTGGGTCGGCCAAGCCACCGGAATTGGCGTTGTGTGATGTCGCGTGCGTGACCCGTAACCACTTGAAACAACGAGGTTAATGTCATGCGCCTGCTGCTCGTGCTGGCCGTCATCGCGGCCACCAGCCTGCCCGCCGCCGCCGACACGCCCGACCGCCGCATCACCTGCGGCGGCGAGGTCTCGGGCGGCTACGCCATTGCCCGGGCTCGCGTCGCCGGGGCAACCGCCGGTGCCCTCGACTTCGCCGCCGATGGCGTCCTTCTCGCGCTCGGCGGCGAGTGTCACATGGCCGTGGGGAAGATCACCGCCGGCGCGCTCGCGCGCTACCACGTCGGCAAGGCCGAGACCCGAGTCGAGGACGTCACTCTGGAGATCGAGGGTCTCTGGACGGTTGCCGGCCGTCTCGGTTGGCAGATCCAGCCGACGACGACCTTCTACGGGATTATCGGGTGGTCCGGGGCCACGACAGGAGCCACCGGACTGGCCGACCGTCGTCTGCAGGGACTCGCGACCGGACTCGGCATCGACACCCGTCTTGTCGGCCCGACGCTGCTGCGGTTCGAGTGGACCCGTCACGATTTCCGCGGCGTCGCCATTGAGGACGCAAGGCTGTCGCCGGTCCTCAACCTCATCCGTGCGGGTGTCGTCATCGAGCTCAACTGATGGCCGACACCTTCGACGCCTGCCTCGCCCAGACCTTGCGGCACGAGGGCGGGTATTCGGATGATCCGCACGACCCGGGCGGACCGACCATGCGCGGGATCACGCACAGGGTGTATGACGCCTGGCGGGACGCGCACGGGGAGCCGCGCCGGGATGTGCGGGCCATAACCGCGGACGAGGTCGCTCGCATCTACCGCAGCCAGTACTGGGAGGCGGTGTCCGGCGACGCCCTGCCTCCTGGGATCGATCTCGCCGTGTTCGACTTCAGCGTTAACTCCGGTCCCGCCCGGGCGATCAAGGCCCTGCAGCGGGCGATCGGGGTTGCTGCCGACGGGCATATCGGCGCGGTGACGCTCACCGCGGCGCATGCCGCCGACCCGGTCGACACCATCACCAGGATCATGGACGAGCGGCTGGTGTTCCTGCGCCAGCTCCGACATTTCTGGCGCTTCGGGCGCGGCTGGACGCGGCGGGTCGAGGATGTGCGCGAGTGCGCCCTCGACATGGTGCATACCGGCGGTGAGACCCGAGGATCGAGCCGTGCGGACGCGGCCACTCACCCGCTTGGTCTCAGCCTCATGGTGGCGGCCAAGGCGCCGGAGCCGGCCGGGGACGCCACCGCACCGAACGCGAGCGCCAAGGCGGTTGTCGCGGCGGCGCCGGAGACGATGGCGCAGTCCAAGACCGCATGGGCCTCGCTCGCCGGGGCCCTTGGCGGCATCGCCCTGCTGCTCCAGCAGATCAACATGATTGGCCGGGAGCTCATGCAAGCGGCGACGACGGCCCGCGGCCTGCGCCTCGATGCTGGCGCCGTCGCGTCGAACCCCTGGCTCTGGGTCGGGCTGATCCCTGTGTGGGCGTGCCTTTTCATTTGGCTGGAACGGCGGCGGAAAATCCGGGAGGGAGCATGATGATCGGGGGACTGCTCGCCTCGTGGCTGGCGCGGCTCACCGGCGGGGCGCTGGGACCGCTTGTCAAGTCGGGCGCGCTGGCGCTTCTCGTCGCTGGCGCGATCATCGGGTCGCTCTGGTGGCTCAGGGCCGACGCCCGTCACGATGAGCGGCTCGTCTGCGTCGCGGCAGCGACAGCCGCCAAGTCGGCCGCGGATCTGGCCGCGGCGAAGGCGTGAGGCGGCGCTGAGGGCCGATGCGGCGGCGCTGAAGGCCGAGATCCGTGCGCGCGCCGCCGATCTGGAAGCATCCGAACTCGCGCTCAAGCAGCTGCGGACCGACATCGAGGAGATACGACGTGAGCCACCGAAAGCGGACAATGACGTGGTTTTTGGTCCCGGCGATCCTGTGTTCCGGCTGCGCCCTGGGTCCTCCGCCGCCGCCGGAAAAAAGAAGTGAGACGGAGGCGGAGCTGATCGAGCGCATTCGTGCACGCTGCCCCACCCTCCCGGCGGCAGACCGGGAGATTCTCCGGCGGGCTCACGCGACCGCGAAAGCACCGCTCGGCAAGGCGCAGCTGCGCGTCTGGATCGGGGAGTTGCATCTGGATGCAGCCGAGAAGGCGGCCGCGGGCGAGCGGATCGCGAATATGTACGACCGGTGTCTCGGTGTGACGTCGGGTGCGTCGACGAGCTGATGAGGACCTGGCATGCGCGATGAGCAAGAGAAGCGCGATGCGCAAGAGACGCGAGCGGCTCTCGGCCTCGTGGCCGCCGCCCTTTCCCAAGAATCATCCGACGTCGCTGGACTGGCGCGTCACGCGACTCGAGGAGCACGTGGACGAGATCCTCGAGCGCCCGTCGCTGCCGGACGTGGGGGGATGGCCCTGGATGCGGATCATCGGCGTTCTGCTGTTGCTCGGGCTCGGCGCCCGGGGCCATCTGTCGTGGGAGCAGGTGGCGCAGCTCGTGGGGCGGATGTTCGGGCTTTCGTCACCCGGGGGCTGAGCAGTCGGTGGCTGTGGGTAGCGCTGATTGTATGGGCCGTTTCAGGCCTGATCCGATCCGGCGCGCTTACCGGCCCGATCGCGGCCCTTCATCTGGCGATTTAGGATCGCGGACGCGATCTAGCCGGTCCAACCAGTGATACCATGCGATTGCGGCACGCCGTTTTCGAGCCCACCTTTCCATCAGGCGTTTATACGCCAACTCTCGGCGCGTTCCCAATTCATGTTCAACCCGCCCTATCGTCACCGCCGCGCCTCCTCAGTTATTCCGGCCGCTCGGGCCGAACGTCCTGTAGTACCGCGTCATCGCCCACCCCTGTGGACCTGCCTGGACCGCGTCCGCGTTGGTCCTGTGCCGCACCAGGTCAAACCACACGGCCCGGGCCCGCTCGACAACCTCAGGCGGAAACGTCTTCGGCGGGCGGCCCGACTGATCCCGAGATCGAGGCGCCCGACCGGCATGCGTCAACGCCTCGATCGCGTCGGCGATCATATCATCCCGCTCGGCTTTGGTGGCTGTCGATCGCCCGCTGTCCACCTCGATTATGTGGGCCCCCCTGGCCTCGATCGCGCGGATTGCCGCCCACAGCGCGAGCCGCGGACGGTCGGCTGTGCGCAGCTTGGGCGGCGCCAAAACGTGGAGCCGGACGACGGCGACGGCCTCGCCGCGCCGGAGAGAGCGGATCAGCGCGTCGAGCGTCTCCGGCCCATCGCCCTCGACGTAGACGCGCTCGCGCGGCACGCCGTGCTCGGCGAGGCCGGCGATCTGGCCGGCCGCCGAGAAGCGGCTGAGGGGGCGGACGTAGCCGTGCATGTTGGTCACTCCGGTTCCATCGCCAGCCGCCGCATGTCGGCTCCTCTATGGGCGGACGTATCCCTAATGCGGGCTGTCGATTTCATTTTATCATAATGCCCGAATGCCTATTGACAGTCAAGTGATGATGCGCTATATTTGGATCATCAGCCCGGCGCCTCGCGGGACACTCAGGGGCGGAGACAGGCAGATGGCAACCCACCCCCACCGCAACACTCGCAATGCCGAGGACAAGTACGCGACGGTGCTCGTGCAAGCGAGCGGTCGCAGGTACCATGCCGATGGATGGAGCAGCAGGGCGGAGCCCCTGTTTCGCGTTTGGGTTGAGGCAGCCTCCTACGCCGATATGCTGCGGCAGGCCGAGGGGTTTCGGCGCACAGCCGGGCCCGGATGCCTCCGCCACGGGGACGAGGAGGTCGAGAGCGTAGTCGTGCTCAATCAGCGCCGCGTCGTCTAAACCGCCGAACAACAAGGGTGCTCCGACTCAGCGAATCTACGTTTGAGGGCGAGTAACCGGTCAGCTCCGCGAGTGCGCAGCCGAGGTGAGTTCTCAAATCCGATCCAACGAGCGCCGGTCTCCCGTGCAAGTCGGATGGCGTCGAGATAGTAGCGGGAGCTGGCGCCGTCGATACCGGCTCCGCGAGTGTTGGCGGAGCTGATGTCGGTGCAGGGCGGGGAGGCGAGGAGGAGATCGATAGCCCCGCGGCGCGCGGTGAGTCTCGCGCCGTCGAGACTAGCGACGTCGTGGTAGAGGATGGCATCGGGCCAGCGCTCCAGGTAACGCGCACGCTTCCAGTCGTCCCACTCGCACGCCCACGCGACGTCGACGCCATTGTGATGGCAGGCGATCTCCCACCCGCCGATGCCGGCAAAAAGGACGGCGGCGCGCATTTACTCGCGCTCGGCAATGCTAAGCGCGGCTTCGACCTCCTCCTGAAACCGGCTCCCAAGCGGCGTCGTTTTCCACGTCGTCACGTCGTCGATCCGCTTCAGCAGGGCGCGGAGGGCCTCGATCTCGTCGGCTGCCTCGTTCGCCAACCGGCAGATGCAATCTTTGTGTTCCGGGGTGTACGGCGCGTGGTTGCAGGCCGTGTTGCGAAGGCGGTCGAGAAGCGGATCTGACATCCCACGCTGCTCCATTTATGCCCCCTCAGCAAGCTGGTTTATGTCGCCAAGGCGGCGTCGCTCATTTTGTCGAACGCGGACCTAGACCGCAGTGCGGCACACACGGCGGCGCGCACCTCTTGGCCCGTCATATACGCCTCGCAGGCATCGCGCAATTTGGAGTGCGTAACCCCCTTGCCGGCGACGTAGCACCTATGGCGCGTCGCGACTGCAATCAGTTCTTCCCGCCACAGCATGTCCAGCATCTGAAACGCCCAGGGCTGCCACTTCGCATAGGCCGGATCCGTCACGGTGACAGTGCCGGCCCCTGCATCCACTGTCCACGTCTCACAGTGTCCAATGTCACGCAGAATCGTTTGCGTCTCGGACATCATCGGCAGCCGCTCGTTCCACTTCGGGGCCAGCGCCGCAATCACCTTTGCGCAGACCGGTTTGAACGCAGTCAATTGCGCCGCGAGTCGAGCCACAACATCTCGGCTCGACTTAATCTCAACGCCGATTATTTCGGCCTCCGTCACTGCCGCAATGTCGATCCTATTCGATGAATAACGGAGTGGTAACTCGTGGATAATGCGAGCAGTGGGATATGAGGCACGAAGGCGCGGCACAATCAGCTCGCGCATTGCTAGTTCTTCATCGCTACGACCCGCCCGCTTCGTCACACTCGCCTCCCTCAATGAACGTCGTCGCGGGCGCCGCGCTCGCCCCGCTCCAGCGCCTTGAGCCTCGCCGCGCATCGATCGGCTTGCGCTCTGAGCTTGCGCAATGGTGATTGTGATGTGCTCATGATCGATGCCTTCTACGGCCGGCGCGCGGGTAGGCGGCGCTGGCGTCCCTGTCCTGCCACACCCCGCCGCGGCCCCGCTCGGGGCCGGACGTGGCAATGCCGTAGTGGATCGCGAGACGGTCGAGCGCGGCCTGCAGCGTGCGTCCCACCTTGTGGCGGGCGCCGAAGCGGCCGAGGATCGTCATCCGGTCTGTCGTTCGCGCTCGCGGGCTATCTCGAGGATCACGTGCTCGTGCGGCTTCATGGGCCCTCCTATGTGTTTCCTGCTTCATGACGAAGCCTCGCCGGTGATGCGGCCAGTCGCCTTCGGCCACACCTTCAGGCGGCCGAAGTGCGTTGCGCCAGCGATGACCATGGCGGCAACCTTGGCTTCTGCGGGATCGTCGCTGCCACAGCGCCGCTCGAGGTCGGCGATCGCAGCGTCAAATTCCGGGGTGCCGCGATAGGCGACGGTATAGTGAGGGCCCGGATCAACCGGATCCGGTTGTGGCCGGGGACGACGCACTGCGGCGATGGCGTTCGCGGCGCGATAGCACTCGCCCGGAGTCGGCCAAGCGCGGTAGACCTGATCGCGGATCACGCGGTCGGCGGTATCGGCGAGGATCGTGTCCGTGAAACCCTTGAGGACTTGCCGATACTCGGCGGCGAAGGCCGTGGGGTCGTCGGTTTTGGGTTCCCCATAGAGGCCCGCGAACCGGGTCAGCATGCGATCGATCTCGTCCATCACTCAGTCCTCCGGCAGCTTAATCCGTTGCGGATTGAAGATGGCGCGGATGACCATCATCCAGCCGAGCTGCATCTGCGTGCGGCCAACCGCGGCCAACCGCTTGCGCTCGCCGATCTTGACCGTGTCCGGGTCGGTCTCAGCGTACTTTTCGACCCGCTCGATGTAGCGGAGCATCCGCTCCTCTAACTGCTTGCCCTCGTTGGCGAGGTCGATGTTGGCCTGGCTCTGCGCCGTGTAGCCAGCCACTGGCATGGGTGCGTGGGTGGTCATTTCAATTCCTCCTCTCGATCACTTCGCGGATTGTTGGTTTGCGGCTCGCGCCTGCGGCGGCCTCTGGCAGCCCGCGCAAGCGTCGGTCGCGGGCCTCGGCGATTGCCTTCGAGAAATACTCCCAGCTGCCGATCGGGGTGCGGCGCGGCTTGCGCGCGACGGCGCGGATCGTGGTCAGCACGTCGCGGTCGAGGTCGCAGCCCGACTCGAGCCACATGATCGGGACCCCGAGGTGCAGCAGGCCGGGGGCGCCCGCCGGGTTGGCGAGCGCCGTGCCAGCCGCAGCAAACAGTTGGCCCTCGAGCGCCTGCCATCGCTCTCGATCGAGCGGCGCAGCAGCATTGGGTTGACTCCGCTGCTGCTGACTAAAAACGGTAATAGTATTCTCTTCTTTTGGTGCAGGTGAAGGTGAAGTGTTTTGTAACCCCTTGATCCCGCTCATTGTTGTATGTGGGATCGCAGGCAACTTCGGGGCAACTTCGTCCTGACTTCGAGCCGACTTCGCGCCGACTTCAGGGGCGACATCATGTGGGATGTCGGGGCGATCTGGCGGCGATTTGCGCTTCTGCCGGCGGGCGGCCACGGACTCGATCTCGACGAGCGCGCGCTCATTGACCAGCGTCCCGTCCGCGGCAATCCGGATCACGCCGGCCTGCAGGAGGATCGCCTTGAGGCGGCGGAAGCGCCTTACGTCATACCCAAACATCCGCGCGCTGTCGGCATCGTCATCGGGGAGGCCGGCCTCGCGGGAGTGCATCTTGAGCAGCATGCGGAAGTAGAGCCGCTCGGCATCGTGCGGGAGACCCTCGACGGCCTCGCAATAGTCCGCAATGGAGATGGCGGCGATCTTCATGTCACGGGCTCCAGCGTTTGGTTGCGGAGGGCCTCGGCGACGGCCAGCGGAGGCAGGGCGTAGCAGCGTCGGGCGTGTGCGGCGCAGTAGGAGATCCCCGGGACTCGCTGGCCGCCACAGAAGCCAAAGCCGGGCGTTGCCGGCTTGCCGATGGGATAGCGGCAGTGGTGATCCTCCAGATCGATGACGCTCATGATGGTGGCCGGGATGGCGCGATCGGCCGCGTCGAGCTGGCGGCGGAGCGCGTCGAAGTCCGCGCGCGCCCGGGCGCGCTGCTCCCGTGTCGCCGTCCGGCGCTTGTGCTCTGCTACCAGAGGCGACGGCCTCGGCGGCTTGCGACGGCTCGTGGTGTGGCGGGCAAGCCCGAGGCGGTGGACCTTGCCGATCACGGCGGATCGGCTGACCACGCCATCCAGCCGGGCGCTGATCACGCTCGCCGAGTAGCCCTCGCGCCACAGCGCGATCAGGACGTCGACGCGCTCCTCTGTCCACACGCTCATGCTGCCCCCATGTGACACATGTTGGATTGATCCCAGCGGAGCCGGTTCGGCCGCTGGGGGCGGGACGCACACTTGTGATTTGTGAGGACGGCGGGCGACAGGCCCGGTCTCGACCTCCGCTCCAGGCGATGGCACGTGCGATGCGAATCAGTGGCGGGAGTCGCTTTGGAGGGAGGTACCCGCCGACACGTGCCATCGCCTCGAGGGGAGTGAAGAAGTCCCGCCAGCACCCCTCGAGGGAGGGCCCCGGCGGGCAAGCCTAGGCGACCTGATCCTCCGCGGGCCTCTTACGGGCGGACCGCCGAGACGATCGCGTGCGGTAATTCTCCATGAAGGCGCGGATTTTGTCTGACGTCCGGAGGGTCACCTGTTTGCCGAGCCGTAGATCGCGCACGAGGTGACCGTCATTGGCACACTCAAGCCCAAAGACTGTCGGCGTCATGGAGTGGCGCTCCATGAACTTCTCGACTTCCTGAAGGAGGAGATCAGCCGAAGAGATCATGATGGGCCATAATTTGCTGGGCAAATGCCCATTTGTCAAGTGGCGAACGCCTATGTGATCTTGGAGCCACGATAGCGCAAACTGGCACCATGAGCCCGACATGGCGCGACCGGCTGCAGAGGGCGATGCTCGCCCGCAACTTCAACATGAAGGAGTTGTCGCTCGCGTCTGGCCTTGGCGAGACGGCCGTCCGGGATGCCTTGAAACGCCGCAGTGCGCCGAGCGTCGCGACGCTCGGCCCAATCGCAAAGGCTCTCGGGATGTCCCTTGATGAGTTGCTCGAGGGGGACGCCACACCGGTCCTCTCAATTCCGATCCTAGGCGCAGTGTCAGCGGGAGAGGGTTGGGTCTCATTCAATGACGCAAACGCAAGAGCGCTGCCTCGGCTTGAGGCGAAGATTGACGGCAACGCGGTTGCTCTAGAGGTCCGATCCGACTCGATGGCGCCGGCGTACCGCAACGGGGATTACATCATCGGATCGAAGCGCGCGGGCGCTTCTGCGGACAACTTGATAGGTCTCGACTGCATCATATTGACAGACAAAGGAGAACGCTATGTGAAGTATCTTGCTGGTGGAACTGCGCGGGGTCGATTCAACCTGCGATCGTACAACCCCTCCCACAAAGATGTGGAAAACGTCAAGCTCGTGTGGGTGGCACCGATTCTGTGGGTTCGTCGCTCCCAGAAGTAGCCAGAGGCGATTGAAATGGTCAGTCGGCACGATCGGATTGCGCGCGGCTTCCTGCGCATCGCATGCTCGCTCAGCGTACCGGTTGCCCTGCTGGCAGCGGTTAGCTTCGCACTCATAAGCTCAGCGCCAGCGCCTCGGTTGAGCCCGAGCGTCAACGATGTCCACGAGCACGAGTCGCCCAGCCCCTTCGATGACATCGAGAGAAGAAACCGCCGACGGATGGCCGAAGCAAAGGATTACTCCGCGCCGCTGATGATGGCCGGCTTCGCAGCTTTCTGGTTCGTGTTCTGGTGGACAATCGGGTGGATTGTCAGAGGGTTCGTCGCTGATAGCGCACACTCAGAATGACCGCCGCACCCAGAGCACCGGAGCAGCCCACTCGAGCGCTACGTCGTCAATGTCGGCATATAGCGGATTGTACGAGCGGAGGCGGAAGACCCCTTTTTTAGACCCGGGCCGCACAACTTTGAGATACCCGGCGCCTGCGGCCGTCTTCACGAGGCAGTCCCGTCCAATCGCGTTCTGCATAGCGGAGCCGCGCAGCTGCACACCGATAATGACATCTCCATCTCGATAGGCCGGAGCCATAGAGTCGCCCCGAACACGCAGGGCGATCTGCCTCTCCTCTCCCAGGCTGAGTCGCACGTGGTCTGGATGTGTGCCCGGCGGGGAGTAATCGGTCGGCACAAACTCTTCTCCGGCGCTGATCTCCCCGACAATCGGGATCAGCCGCGGCGCTTCATTGCTGTGGAAAAACTCGCTGACTGACATGCCGGCTAGCGCCGCAATGGATTCCTGGAGTACCCGCTTGACCGGAGCGCCCGACTCCCAGCGACTGACTGTCGCCTGCTCGACCCGGAAGCGCTCGGCGAACTCGCTCTGGGACTCCCCCAGCGCGAGTCTGAGTTGGCGGACCTTGTTCCCCACGATCCGTGACATGGGCCGCACCTATCAGGTCCGCTGGGAATTATTCCCGGTCCGCTGGATTTCAAACGTGGGTATCGCAGTCTAAATCTATGCGAAAAAACCTAGTGTATCCAACCTCATGGGCAAACACCCATTTCTCGCTTGACTGATGGGCAAATGCCCATTATTGATTTCCCGCATCACCGGTCGGGAGCGCCGAGCCGCATCGGCGCCAAACCCACCTCAACCACATCCCGGCCGGTGACCCCTCACGGGGGAGCTAACGGCGACTGAGATCGGCAATCGCCCCGCCTGACCTCTCGCGGGCAGAGGGTGCAAGTCCCCTGCGAAAGCTCGGGTGCGGCAGCGGGGCCCCGGGGGAAGGCGTAGTCCCCCTTCCCCCGGGGGGCCTTGGAGGAGCGACGACCATGAAACTGTCAGTCGAGCGCAAGCGCGATGAGATCGAGATCAATCTCAACGGCCGTCCCGCGACGCTGTCGGGCCTCCTCGTCGAGTACGACGTCTCAGGCCCTGGCCCCCAGGAGCACACCATTTCGGCAGTGACCGTGAACGGAAAGTCAATTCAAGACCTTCCGGAAGCAGCGCAGCTCCTGCTGATGAGCGCCCTGGAGGCACGCGAGGCCCGCGAATGGGAGGCAACCTATGAGGAAGCCCTGCCCGACACGATTGAGCGGGCTCGATCAGACGAGTGGGAGAGGAGATTTGGCGATGCGCGCTAGCCCCAAGGAGCGGCTGCAATCCGGCGTGTACGAGTTGCGCGCATGGCTCGCCGGTCTGGACGACCTCGTGAGAGGAGCCGAGGTGCACGGCGTCGGGACGCTGCCCGTTCGCCGCATGGCCGCGGCGATGGACGAGTTCGGCGCCGCCTTCCGAGAATTGTCGGAGGCCATTGAAACTGCACGTGAGGCGCGGCGCCGAGCGAAGGTCACATGGCATGATCATGATGGAGGGGGACCATGATGCGGGTGATCGAAGGCGGCCGGGGCAAACCCCGGCCGGAGACGGGGACGTCCACCAACAGCGATAGTGGCCTCTCGCCCTCACTGCAGGCGAGCATTGAGGAGGGAGCCTCCCTCGACCGGGCGCTGATGTCGCTGGCGGAGATGATGCGGCTCGCCTGGGGGCCACAGATCGCGGCGGCCAAGCTGATCCAGGCAGGCCACGTGATCCGCTACGTGGCCCGATGAGGGAGAAATTGCAATGACCGATACTGTGCATCAGTCGATAGCGCCGTGGCGCTCGATCGAGCGCATTCCGGCCGAAATCGTGCGCGCGATCTGCCAAGTGCAGAGCTCAATTAAGTCGGTGGCGCGGGACGGAAAGAACGCCCACGGCGGCTATCATTTTGCGTCCACTGACGCGATCTATGCCGCGCTGGCACTCAAGCTCGGCGAGGTGGGGCTTGCCATTCTCTGCCTCGAGGAGGCAGAGCCCGACATCCGCCGCATCGAGAAGGACGGCAAAACCCAGCAATGGGGCCTGTTTCGCTTTTCGTTCGTGCTCGCCACGGAGGCCGCGACGTGGAGCGACCCCCGCTGGCGCCGCACGCTCATGGTCCAGATCACGGGCCCGCAAACATTCATGACAGCGCAGAGTTATGCGGAAAAATCGCTGCTCCGCTCGCTGTTCAAGATCCCAACGGGGGACATGGATCTTGACGCGCTGCCCCAGGCCGAGACCGAGGAGGATCAGGCCGCACTTGTGGGCTCAGGCATCAAGCGTAAGTCGTCGGCTGCGGCGAAGAGGGACGGCACCGATCGTCGGTTCAATGATCTCTGCCGCGAAATTCAGAGCTGCGCCACACCAGAAGCGCTGCAGGTCCTCCGGACGGCACGCGGGCCCGAGATCGACGAGCTTCCGGAACGTTGGAAATCGCTCGTGGACGATGAGTATGCGACCCGCATGGACGATCTGCGGGGGCGGACCCAATGATCTCCCTCAACCAGCAGATCGAGGAAGTCGCGCGCGAGATCGAGATGAGGGAGCGGGTCTATCCGCATCTCGTCTCTAGCGGCAAAATGAGGCAATCGCACGCAGACTATCATCAGGCGCGATTGCGCGCGGTTCTGAAGACGCTGCAATGGCTCGCGGCGAACGAGAAGACGATCAAGCAGGCAATCGGGAGCGGCACATGATTCGCAACTCGACCCGCGCCCGCCGCATCTGCTTCGATGCGCACCGAACCGAGATCAACGGCCGCCCTCATCTCATCTGCCACGTGTGCAGCGCCGCCTTGGATCCCGTGCGCGACCGGTGGGAGGCCGACCACATCGCCCGTGTCGCCGATGGCGGGGCGGACACCGCAGACAATCTGTGGCCGGCGTGTTGGCCCTGCCATCGCCGCAAGTCGGCGGGCGACACGCGTGAGATCGCCAAGGGCAAGCGAGTGCACGATCGCATCCACGGTATCAAGCGGCGCAAGGGGGCGCCGCTGCCCGGGACACGGGACAGCGGCTGGAAGAAGCACATGGACGGGTCCGTCTCACGGAGGCGCGAATGACGATCGCCGGGATCGTCTGGCATGTGCTGGTCATGGGAGTGGCCATGACCGTCGGGATTGCACTGGTGTGGAGCCTGCATGATGAAGATGAAAATGACTGAGACCACTACCCCGCGCAACTCACGCTGGCTGCTGTCGATGGAGGGAGCGGCGATGGTGATCGCGCTCACAATTCTGGTGATTGTGAGCGCGATCACCGGAACACTGGTCTGGATCATAGGGAGGCTGCTGTGACCACACCCACGCAAAAGGCGAGCTGGCTGAAGGGGGTCCTCACCGGCGCCGAGGCCACTGGCGAACCGATCCCGCCGACCGTGCCGAGGACACTCGTCGACTTCAACGCGCTTGCTCAGGTATTCCGAGCCGCACAGTCCCGCGTCGTCGTCGCGGCAACCGAGGAGCATCAGGCGCTGCTTGCCCTGGAGGACGCCAGGGGCCGTCTCACCATGGCGCGCGCGAGTATGCAGGAGGCCGAGAGTGCATTTCTCGCGGCGGCGAGCGATCTCGGGATCAGGAAAGGGGATGGGCAATGACGCGACATCGACTCACTCGACGCCAAGGTGATCGACGCACACGAGAACCCACAGGTGGGGTCTCTGGTGGAGGTGCGTCTGCCGGACGCGGGACCAAGCCGATTTCTGCGCGTGACGTGCGGGACGGGGCGAGACTTCGCCCTGCCCGTGCCGCTCAATCTGGCGTCGGCCATGAGATCCTATTGAGGGATCAAAAATGCAAAGCCGCGAGCGCTGCAATCGCTGCAGCGGAGCCGGTTTTATTCCGGCAACTACGCCTGTAGGCGTGGCAACAGGCGCCTACTGGACCGCATTAGAGCAAGAAATGGCGAAGAGGGAAGAACTCCGCCGCGCTGAGGCCGCAAGGAAAGAACAGCTAATGGCCACGGCTTTGGCGAAACTGTCGGACGATGAGCGGGAGGCTCTGGGGGTATGAGCCACTGCCCCCACTGCGGCGGAGTTCTCGACGAGCGCAAAAGGCGCTCGCTTTCCGACCACCGGCGGTTGATGGCCATAATCCATCAGGCGTTTGAGAACTGGCCGGAGACCCACGACTATCAGCCTGAGACCGCAGAAATGTTGCGCGCGTGGCTCATCTGCAAGGCGGGGCCGCAGTTCCGCGAGACCACGCCGATCCTGGTTGGGGATGAGATTGGCGACGTGACCCTGCTGCGGATTGCCATCGAGGCGGCGATCCGCGCCGCGGGCGGTATGGCGTTCGTGGTGCCCGTTTCGAATGGCGTCGCCGTTGTCCGGCCGAAGAGCATGTCGTTCCGCGCCATGGCGCAGTCCGAGTTCTCGCGGCTGCGGGATGCGATTGAGGAAGTGATCGGCGTGGAGATGGGGACGAAACTTGCGGCGTGAGCGCCATCGGCCAATTGGCCTCGCAGAGGCGGAGCAGGAACGCATGACCGACGCCCCCTTCACTCCCGAGACGCTGGCCGAGCGCTGGCAGTGCTCGCCGCGACATATCTACCGGCTGATCGAGCAGGGCCTTGTCAGGCCGTTCCGACTCGGTGGACGCATGATCAGGATATCGGCGGCGGAGGTCGAGCGATGCGAAAATGGCGCCCCTACCGGATCGGAGGCCTTTCCCTCGGCCAGCTCAAGGGCGAGGCCGTCGCCGTCTGGCGCGAGGGCGGAACCCGCCGCCGCTTCCGGCTTGGTGTGTGGACCGAGGCTGAAGGCCGAACTGCGCTCGATCGATTTGCCCGCCGCAAAATCCTCGCGACCACCGGGCGCTCCGTCGCCGAGATCTGGTCCGCCTACATCGCCGACCGCACCCGGGACGGCAAAGACATGAGAGACTGGGACTTGCGCTGGCCGCCGGCACGAGCCCGCTTCGGCGCGCTCGACCCGAGTGAGATCACGGCCGATCTCTGCCGCGCCTATGCCCGCGAGCGCTTCGATGCCGGCCGTCGTCCGGCGACGGTGGTGACCGAGCTCGTGCGACTGAGGTCGGCTCTCAGCTGGGCACAGAAGATGCGCATCATCGACGTCGCACCCTACATCTGGACCCCGAGCACGTCGCCACCGCGCGCGCGGGTCGCGACGCCCGAGGAGGTCGCGCGGCTCATTGAGTGCGCGCCCACGCATCACATCGCGCTCTTCATCCTGCTCGCGATCACCACCGGCGCTCGCCATCGCGCCATTCTCGAGCTCACCTGGGACCGGGTTGATGCCGAGAGCGGTCGGGTCGACTTCCGCGTCCCTGCCGAGCGCGATCCCATGAGCAAGCGGGGCCGCAAGGGCCGCGCCGTGGTCGAGGTGCCGGGCCTCGTGCGTGCGGCGCTCGCCGAGGCCCGGGCGGGCGCCCTCACCGACCACGTGATCGAGTGGGACGGCGGACCAGTCGATCGGGTGACGCGCGGCTTCGGGACCGCCTGCCGCAAGGCCGGGGTCAGCGGGATCACCCCGCACACGCTGCGCCACACCTGCGCAACCTGGGCCGCCGAGAGCGGGCAGCCGATGGCAGCGGTGGCGCGCCTGCTCGGCCACCAGCATGAGGCAACGACCGAGCGCGTCTATGCCAAACCGACCGGGGAGGCGGCCGGGATCGCGTCGACGGCGGTCGCGAAGCGCTTGAGGATTATCCGATGACGGCGCGGGTTAACGAGCGGCCGCGCGCAGCATAAATGTGGTGTAAGTGTCTGAATTATATGGTGCCCAGGGGCAGAATTGAACTGCCGACACCAGCATTTTCAGCGCTGGTGTCGGGAGCGACAGGCCCGGACGGCAAGGGAACGTCAGGCGGCGTGATGGTCGCGGCGTGACTGTGTTTCCTTCCTGTTCACGGCCCGCAGGTCCGGCCGGACCTGCGCAACCAGCATAGTACGAGGACTACGTCGGCGCCGCCAACGAACCAGAGGCAATAACTTGAGGAGGGTCGGAGATGACAACAACGGAGGGCAGGATGGATCGGATTTACGAAGTGAAGATTGAGCCGATCTATGACTACGGCATCTACTATGTGCTCGCGCCAGATGTCGCCAGCGCAGCGCAGAAAGCTCTCCAAGCTGATAATCGGCGCTCTGACGGAAATGACCTTGTGGTCTGTGGCCGGGTCACAGCGCGCTACGTCGGGCAATGCGACGGCCCCCGGTACCGGTTCACCGAGGGGGAGTTCTCGTGCCGATAATCGTGTGGTGGCGTAATTGGCGGGCCAGATCAACATAGGAGCGGCAGAATGCCACCGTGCCGTTACTGCGGTTACCCGATTAATCCCGGCGCCGTCAATCACCCGTGACGACCGCCTTGGGGGCGGTGGTCGCGCGCTCAACGGCCTTGATAATCCGCGCGAATAGTCCCTTAAACGTCTCCACGCGTGCGCGTCCACCCAATGATGGACTATGACCGCCCTCCCCTCCCTCTCTGCCGTCCGAGCCCGTCGCATTGGCCCCAACAGCCGCCCCGCCCGCCGGGCCCGCCAAGCCGCTGAGGCTGGCGGTAGCCTGGGCGAGGTCCTCGCCCAAATGGTCGACAGCGGCCGGCTCTCGCCCGCACACGTGGAAATCGGGCAGTGGTTCCTCACCCTGCTGCAGTCATCGTTCGGCAGTTCCGGCGGGATCACCTCGGCCTGGCGCGAGCGCGTGGACGGAGGCACCGTCTTCCGGTCGAGCCCGACCGGATGGACTCACGCCCAGCTCACCATCCAGGCCATTCTCGATGAGCTCCGTCAGCACGAGCGCCGGACCCTGGATTGGCTGATCCTGCGCCGCGAGCAGGAGCGCCGCTCCCTGGCCGACTTCGGGCGGGTCTCCTGCGGCTATCAGGATCGGTCGATGGCGATCGCCGCAGCCGGCGAGCGCATAAGAATGTTGCTCGAAAGCATCAGTGAGATCAGAAACCGACGCGGCCATCGCAGTCGGGCGCCCGTTCCCCCTTGCTCCGTCCGTACCGGTTAGGCCAAATCCACCCAACCTGATGATTTGCGCCCCGGCCCACGACTCAAACGTGGGCCGGGGCGTTTTGCGCGCGGGGAACCCATGTCGCACACAGACTTCCTCAACAAGACGGTCAATCAGCTGATCGTGTGGGCGTTCCTGCTGACCTTCCTGGTGGCGGCCGGAACCAATGCTGCGAATGCCTGGCCACGGGGCTTTTTCTGGGCCGTGTTCGCCATCGTCATTGTGACGGCAGAGGCGCTCGGCGCCGTCCTCGCGGAACGGTTCTTCGCCGCCCGTCGCTGGTACTACGGATCGGCCGCAGTGGTGTTGTGGGTGTGCGCAATGACCGCGTCTCTGGTGCAGTCGTTCAATTCGGCGGCCATCACGCAGGACGGCGTCGCCGCGGCGCGCATGGCGCAGCACGCGTCGCACCGGACGGCCGGCGAGACCCGGGCCGCGGCCGGTGAGCGACTGACGGAAGCGAAGGCGAAGATGGAGGGCTTGCGTAAGCAAGTGTGGGCCCCCATGCCGCAGATCGATGGCGTGACGATCATGACCGCCGCAGCGGCAGAGGAAGTCGCCGCGAAGGTCCGCGCCCGCCCGATCTTCAAGACCACGAACGAATGCGCAGAGACCACCACCAAGGACCGTCGCATCGCCTGCGACACCTACCGCCAGGCGCTGGCCGCGAAGGCCGAGATCGAGGCCCGCGGGCCGCTCAAGAGCGCCTTCGATAAGGCCGAGATCGAGTACCGTGACGCGCACGAAGCCTACCTCAAGGCCGGTGTTGCGGCGACCAGCGCTCCCGCCGTCACCTCAGGGACCACGCCCTTTGTGCAGTTTGTCGGCCACCTGACCGGCCTCGATGCCGACGCCATCAATCTCGCCGCAGCGGGACAGATGTCGATCACCGCGCAGGTGTTCCTGACGATCCTGGGGCTGTTCCTGTTCGGCGCGGCGCTGCGGGTCGATCATAGCGGCGGCGGCTCGACAACCGTGCACCATCCCGTCTCGCTCAAGTGGACCGAGTTCGAGGACGCGCTGCGCAGTCTCAAGGCCCCGGCATGACCCAGATCCTCACCGCGGCGCGGCCGTTTCTGGCCGCCGCGTCTGTCCTCTTCGCTCTCGTGGCCGCAGTGAAGGGGCTCACCATCCTCATCCCCGCGCTGGGCGGGATTGTAGCGATCCGCGGAGGGCTCACGGAGATGTGCGCCCTTGCGATCGCCTGCGCGCTCGCCGGGAAGTAGCAGATGGCGCTGTTCGGCCGCCGCGCGCTGATCACCGGCGGTGGGGCCACGTTCACGCCCAGCGTCGACACCCAGGCGGCCATGCTCGCCCTGGCCGACCGACCCGGCCAGCGCGCCTTCCGCACCGATCTCGGGTCCACCTTTGAGCAGACGGCCTCGCCCGCGTCGACACTGGCCAACTGGCAGCAGATCAGCGACGAGGCCGCAGCAAAAGCCGAGGCGGCGGCGGTCGGCATTTCCGCGACGGCGACCAATCTTGGCAGTCTGACGCCGACGACAGGTGCGCCGGGCACGACCGAAACCGCCAAGAGCCTTGGCGAGAAGCTCGAGAAGGCGATTCTGGACCTTGTGAGCCTCTCCGGCGTTGCTCGCAACGCCGCGAGCCTCGGAACGTTCGCGGGGGTCACGATCGCGGACAATCGCGACACCAAGGGCGCGCTGCAGGATCTCGAGACGTCGCTCGAGACGGTCACCTTCGAGCCGCGACTGGATGGTCGCCTGGAATATGTCTCAGCGACACAGCTGAGACTGGCCCGCCGCAACGGCCGGCGCGTGTTCATCAATGACGCCAATGTCGTCATTCCCTCGACGGCGCCGACACTTTCGAATTCTGGGCTGTCGGCGAGCACGCTCTATTACGTTTACGCCTACGTAAATGCCGGCACGCTCACTCTCGAAGCCTCGGCGACGGCCTACGCGACCGACTCGACCTACGGCCACCAGGTCAAGTCCGGCGACTCCACCCGCACGCTGGTCGGCATGGTGCGCACCAACGCCTCATCGCAGTTCGTCGACAGCGCGGGCCAGCGCCTGGTGAGGTCTTGGGCCCACGATCCGGGTGTCGCCACGACGGCCCTGTTCACGGCCAACCGCAGCACGAGTTCGCTCACCGCCGTCGAGCTCAACAGCGAGATCCGCAACGAGGTGCTGCTCTGGGCCGGAGAGACGTGGGACCTGTCCTTCCTGGGCGCGGGCGTCAACGCCACAGCAAGCGGGTGGACCATCAGCGCAGTCGCGATCGACGGCACGACCGCGGAGAACGGCGGATGTCTCGCGACGACCGTTGATGCGGTCCCGGTCGTGGCGTCCGCCTACCGCGACAACCTCTCTGAGGGCTACCACTATGCCACCGTCGTCGGCTCGGTCAATGCCGGCACCGGCACCTGGTACGGCAATCGCTGCCGGCTCTCGGGGCGCACATCGCGGAGATAAATCGGATGCCCTGGACTATCATTATCACTCTAACGCTGATCCTTGCTGGGTGCGCGCATCGCCATACGCCGCTCATGCTCGGCGCGCCGAGCCCTGCCCACTGCCTCGCTCTTGCCGAGACCGAGATCGAGATCGTGATCGAGATGAGGGATTGCCACTGATGGAGGTCGTCGTCGCAGCCGTCGCTGTCGCCCCGGCGCTGCTGCTCTCGGTTGGGCTCTTCGGCGCTTTCACGCTCCTCGTCGCCGAAGTGGTCGGACGCTGGGACGCGTGATGACCGAGCTGGCCATGTTCATCCTGGCACTGGCGCCGATCCTGCTCATCGGCGCCGTGGCCGGCGCCGTCGTTCTGCTGGCGATTGAGATGATGGAGCGCCTGTGGTGAGCGCGCCCAACGGGCCCGTTCGCATCGCCGTGATCCGGTTCAAGCCGCACGTTCCGATCGATGTCATCCGCGCCATCATGGCATTCCACAAGGACACCGCATGGATAAGAGAGATCGGAACGTGAGCGAGGCGCCCGCAGCAGAGCGGAACCGGGACGAGGCGGCGATTGAGGACGCGGGCGACCTGATCAAAGAAGCGCTGAGGAGGCTCAGCGATCGCTTCGGCGCGCACGTCGGTCTCACGATCGCCCTGTCAATTCTGGCCGATTGTGCCGTCGAAGATGACGCGCCGGAGGAGGTCCACTGATGGCCTCGCTCAGCGTCACGTTGCCCAACAACTCCACCTGGATCGAGGTCGATCCAGGCTCGTCGGCGCAGATGACCGTGCAGAACCACTCGGACGCGCGGACGGCGTACTGGTTCGTCGGCACCGCAGCGCCGGCCGCCGACGCGACGCCGGCCAGCACGGCCGGCGTCGGCGAGCTCGCGCCCAAGGGCGAGTTCGCGTTCTCGTTCTCGCCGGGGGAGAAGGCCTACTTCCGTGCCGCGGCCCCCGTCGGCGCCAACAAGACGTTCCGCCTCGCCTACGGCCTCGCGTGATCCGCACCATAACGTATACGGCAACCGGACGGCGGGCGATGCGCGGCCTTCGGGCCGATGCCCAAGGGCGCCCGCTGCTGGTCGTCAACGGGGGCGCGGTTGCAATCATTACCCTCGATCTGGCGCCGGACCTTGCGCTCGGGAACCGTATCGCATGGGTGAAGGTGGGGGCGCGACACTGCGTCGTCTCGGCCACGCACGACGCCCGCCGCGTCGTGCTCACGATCAGCGGCATTCCGGCGGTCGGGATCGCCCGTGATTACGGCACGCGTCTTGATGCCGACGCGGCCGCGGGACTCGTCAGCGTTGAGGTCGGCCGCATGAACGGCGAGAACCTCGTCGAGACGCTCGTGTGCCGCACCCACAACCGCGCCACGGGAGAGGCGCCGATCGCTGGAACCGAGGTGTCGGGCAACTCGCTCGAGCCGTTCTCACCGGTCACCGGCGCCGACATTGCCGGTCCGGCCACTGTCGCGGGGAGCGACGATCGCCGCCGGCTCACCAACGGCCAGTTTGGCGGCATTGTCGACGGAGTCGATTACTCCGACGACGGCGCCATCGATGAGACACAGACGCTCGAGGAGCTGGTGGAAGATCAGTACGAGGCCGGGCACATCCCATGAGTCGCGCCCTCGACCTTGACGCGCAACGTCTGGTGTTCACACCCCACGCCCCCGGCGCCAAGCCGATGGCGGTGCCGCCGCTTGACGTGGTGGTGCGGATACTCAAGACGGCGGGAATCATCGATGTCCACATCGATCCCGAGACGCCGCCCGCCCAGACCTCGCAGCTGTGGTGGAAGACCGCGACCCCCGCCACGGGGTCTGGCCACATGCGCTATTGGAACGGCTCCGCGTGGGTCGCCGTCGTGCCCGGGCCCGGCGTCGGGTACGTCCGACGTGATGGCACGACACCGTTCACCGTGCCGCAGCCCGGAATCGATGCGGTTGCCGCCAATCATCTCGTCACGCTCCAGCAGCTGACGGCCGTCGCGGCCCAAACCGGCGGCGGCCAGACCTGGGGCGCCTGGTCCGAGGCCCCGGCGAATCCGGTTCGCGGCCACCGTCATTGGCTCGTGCCCGGCGACACGCTCTACGTTGCCGTCAACGACAGCGTGGGCGATGTGTGGGTCGACGTCAGCACGGCCGGCGTCGACGCCGACAGTCTGATCGCAACGCTGACGGAGCCAACAACGCCATTCCTCGGCGAGGAATGGCACGGCCCGTTCGGAGTCCGGAAGTGGTCGACCGATGGGTCATCCTACTTCTGGGCGCAACTCGGGACCTACTGATGCCCTTCCCCGCCAACCCAACCCTCAATCAGGAATACACAAACACCAACGGGGTCGTGTACGTGTGCACGAAAGCCCCGCCGCGGCCTGCGTGGGCGGTCAAGAACCTGCTCACCAACCAGGTCGACACCCTGCGTACGTACGACACCATCGCGGTCGCAGCCGCGACGAACATCCCCGGCAGCGCGCAATACGTCCTTATCGGCGGGTACCTGCCGCAGCCCCGGCTCTTCAAGCGCAGCGCGACAGACCCGGGGTCGGGTGACCGGTTCCAGTCGGCGGACGGGGCTTATTGGATCGGCACCGCGCTCCCCCCCTCGATCATCGATCTCCCGAATGAGGTTGCGCGGACCTCGGACGTCGCGTTCGGTGTCGACGACATGGACAAGGCGCACGCCTTCTCCATCGGCGCCGGGGTGACAGTCGGTGCCACTCTGCCGCCGGCCGTGAACTTCCTCGGCCGGATCCTCCACATCAGCGTCGAGAGTACCGCGAGCGGGAAGCTGCAGCTGCGCGCAACGCCGGGAAACTCGACGTCGCTGATTGAGGACTGGCCGACCAATGACTTCTACATGTGGGCCGGGGAGGATATCGTCCTCAAGGCGGCTCCGCTCGGATGGCGGATCCGGGGTGGTCGCTGCCGCCCCATCCAGCTGACCGTGACCCGCCCTGCCGCGAGCGGCAACGTCACCATGACGGACGCGAACGAGGTCGCCTTCGACAGCTGGGAGGCCCCCTCCCTCGTCGGCAGTCAGTGGCGCCATTCGCTGCATGCCCTCAACAGCTCGGCGCAGGTCGTGATCCCGCGTCGGGGGTACTATTCCATCGAGTTCAGCACTCTGGCCCAGTTTGCCGGGACGACGCCCACCATCTGCTTCGGCGCCATCCAGTCGTTCGGAGCGCTGACAACGTCGCGCCTGTGGTCGCCCCTGATCGCCGGTAACCCCAACACGACGGTGCGGGGCCTCTACAACGGTATCTTCGCGACCGGAGATCCGGTCAAGGGGTCGGCCTATCGGTCGGGAGGCAGCGCCACAGACGCGCTGGCGTCATTCACGCGACTGACGCTGACCGAGTCGCCACGATGGTAGTCGGATGAGCGTCATCTACTATCGCCTGTCGCTGGGCGAGCAGTCCGATCTCCATCAGACCATTCTGCCGAACGATGGGCGACTGCTGGTCTCCGATTATCATACGATTGCCGAGCGCAGCGCGACGCGGCTGCGGTTCTCGCGCCCGCTCGCCGACGGCAGCGGCTACCAGCACTGCGCGCCGGGCGCCCGGGTGTCGTTCATCACGAATGCATCCTCGGTCCGCTTCCGCGTCGCCTACAATGGGCTCGTTACCCGGACCGGTTCCGGGCGGAACTTCGTTTCCGTGGTGCTGGTCGACGGTGCCCTGCACTCGAGCTTCACCAATCCGCTCGGCGAGGCCGGCGCCGCCGTCGTCGACCATGTCGTGGAATTGTCATCGCTGCCGCGTCAGTATGACCTTGTGTGGCCCTACGGGGACGGCATGGATCTGCTCGCCATCATCCTCAACGCGGGGGCGAGCCTGTTCCAGGGGATCCGCCCGCTCGGGAAGATGGTCGTAGCCGGGGACTCGATGACTCAAGGCTTCGAGGCGACCGACGTGCTCGCCTCCTACGCGCTGAGCCTGCCAGCTGCCAAGGCGCGGCAGCTGATCAATATGGGATACGGGGGCCGCCGCTGCTTCGCCAGCGATGCCGGCGAAGCACTGACCGGCACCGGTGCAGACCGGGTGGTCTATCTGATCGGGTTCAATGACTTCTTTGGCCAGGTCTCCCTCGCGACGTTCCAGTCGGAGGCGCAGGGCTGGATCACCGCCGCTCGAGCGGCCCTGCCAAGCGCCAAGATCTATATCGTCTCGCCCCTCTACTCGCCCGCGACCGCGGCCATTCCGCTCTCTTCATACCGGTCCGCGCTGCAGGCGGCCGAAGGCGGCGTCGGCGACGCGGAAACTTTCTTCATCGATGGGCTCTCGCTCATGGCCAATGACCTGAGTTCGCTCGCCCCAGATCAGATCCACCCGAACAATTTCGGAATGTCGCAGGTGTGGATGAACTTAGCCGCGCAGATTGCATCATGAGCTTCTCCGGCACGACTCACTATCTACCGCTCAAGCCCATCTCCGGAACGCCACCGGTCAGCCATTCCTGGCCGACGGAGGTGATCGCCAAGATGCTGGCCGAGCTCGGTCTCCTCGAGATCGAGATCAGAGATGATCAGCCGATCGCCACGACGAAGCTGTGGCTCAAGCCGCACCCCAACAGATCGTCGTCGCCGGGCGAATTGCGCGCGCACAATGGTACCAGCTGGGTGGCGGTAACGCCGACGCTGTTCGCCCGCCACATCGTCAGCAGGGTCGCGACGAGTGAGCTGTTCACGGCGGCGGACAGAGTGAAGCTGGATGGCATTGAGGCCGGCGCGACGGCGGATATGACCGGGACGGAAATCGCGGCCGCGCTCGATGTCCTCCTCGGGCCCGGATGGCGGGCGACCGGTATCAGCTATGCGCTGGCGACCCAGGGCGCCCACGGGCTGATGTCCGCGACGGACAAGACCAAGCTTGATGGCATTCCGGCCGGGACTCACACGCCGACGGCGGTTGAGATTACCAACCTCCTCGACACCTATTTCGGGTCGTTCGTGTGGCGTCAGGGAACGATCACGGGGGCTGGCGTGACAGACTACCGGGCCGGCATCGCGCCAGAGTTCTCTGGACTCTCGCAGGGAGCCGCTCTCTCCACCGCCCAGAAGACGGCTCTCGGCGTTGCCGTTGGCGACACCTGGGTCGCGCGCTCGGTCTCGCCCCTGATCAAGGGCAGCGCCAACGGCAGCAACCAGGACGTCTGGTTCTGCCTCGCTCAACGGATTGCGTGACCATGACAAAGACCAAATCCAAGCTCACGGGGCGCCAGGAGGCGTTCTGCCGCGCTTACATGGAAACCGGGAATGCGTCAGAGGCCTATCGCAGGGCCTTTGTGACCGACAAGATGGCGCCCCACACGATCTGGCGTGCATCCTCGGCCCTGAAGGCAAGGCCGGAGGTTACCGCCAGGATCGCGGAACTGGAGGCGGCGGCGGCTGAGGCGGCCGTGCTGAACAAAGCCTGGGTCCTCAATCGGCTCATGCGCAACGCCAAGGTGACGATGGGTGAGGAGAAGACACGCATCTCCTACCGGCCGAGGAACGGCGATGAGGCCACCTCCGTCGAGATGTTCCGCCCGAACCCGGACGCCGCCAACCGCGCGCTTGAGCTGCTCGGTCGCGAGGTCGGGCTCTTCACTGAGAAGCTGGAGACGACGAACACGCACATGACCGTCACCGACGCGGCCATGACGCCGGAGGAGTGGGAGGCGCAGAACGCCGAGAGCGTCACGCCGAAGGCCCACTGAGGGCGTACCGGTCATCGGTCAGATGAAGATCATCTGGGCGCCGCAGCCAGGGCCGCAGAAGGCCCTGGTCGACTGTCCGCATCCGGAGGTGTTCTTCGGCGGCGCGCGCGGTGGCGGGAAGACAGACGGAGTTCTCGGCAAGTGGGCGCTGAAAGAGCGCCGCTATGGCGAGGCGTTCAACGCCATCATGTTCCGGCGCACGACGGTCTCAGCCGAAGATGCGATCGAGCGAGCGAAGCAGATCTATGTCCCGCTTGGAGCGACGTTCAACGCATCGAAGAACATTTTCCGCATGCCGAGTGGCGGGCGCGTCGCATTCGCCTACCTTGAGCGCGTTCAAGACGCCGATGAGTATCAGGGTCGCAATGTCACCGACGCATGGGTTGAGGAGGCCGGCCAGTTCCCGGATCCCGCTCCGATCGACCGCCTCAATGGCGTGCTGCGATCGGCGCACAGGGTGCCGACGCAGCTGATCCTGACCGCCAACCCTGGGGGTGCCGGACAGGCGTGGCTGCGGAGTCGCTACGAGCTCCACCCGTTTCCCAAGCGGCCGAAGGTGCTGCTCCGAGCGCTCCCGAACGGCGGCATTCATCGCGTCGCCGTCATCCCGTCGCGGCACATGGACAATATGATCCTGGCTCGCGATCCGGACTACGTGAACCGCCTCTATCAGGTCGGATCGTCGTCGCTGGTGCGAGCCTGGCTCGAGGGCGACTGGTCGGCGATCGTCGGCGCCTTCTTCGATTGTTGGCGCGAGGATCGTCACGTGGTGGCGCCGTTCGCCGTTCCGGCGGATTGGCTGCGGTTCCGGTCGGCTGACTGGGGGTCTGCCCGGCCGTTCTCGGTCGGCTGGTGGGCCGTGGTCGGGGACGACCATCAACTCGCGGACGGGCGTGTTCTTCCACGCGGGGCGCTCGTGCGGTATCGCGAGTGGTACGGCGCAAGCGGCCCCAACCAGGGATTGAAGCTGCATGCCGAGGAGGTCGCGAAAGGGATCGCGGCGCGCGAGTCCGGTGACACAATCAGCCACGGCGTGATTGATCCGGCCGCATTCCAGGAGGATGGAGGCCCCTCGATCGCCGAGCGTATGAGCGGGGCGGGCATCTACTGGTCCCCAGCGGACAACGCGCGCGTCGCGCGTCGCGGCGCCATGGGCGGGTGGGATCAGATGCGGGCGCGGCTCATGGGCGATGGAACGCGCCCGATGATTTACTGTTTCTCGACCTGCGTCGACTCAATCCGGACCATTCCCACCCTCCAGCACGATCCGCACCGCGCGGAAGACCTGGACACGGAGGCGGAGGATCACTGTGCGGATGAGTGGCGCTACGCCTGCATGAGCCGGCCATGGGTGCGGAGCGACACGGCAACAGCGAGCGATGGCCCGCGGGATTACCGGCCGGCATCTCCGGTCTGGTCCGAGGACAGGGACGCGATGCTGGCATGAGCGGCGCGAAGCGGGGAACGAGCTGCATTCTCTGCGGCGGAACGAGGCGTATCAGCGTCGCGGCCACCGGTCGCACCGTGCGGGACGCACAGGGTCGCGAGCGGGTGCCGAGGGCCAAAGCCCGCAGCATTCCCTGCCTGGCCTGCTCCAGAGGTCGGGTCGCGAAGGACTATGAGACGAGGCTCGAGGGCCTTGAGGGAGACGACATGCTCGACAAGATCAAGCGGTTCTACGGGTTCTGATGACCGCCGACGTGCTGTCGTTTCCGCCAGCCGCGAGCCTGATGGCGGGTGTGGCGCGGGCACCGGCGACACCACTGCCGCCGACCACGACCGCCAGCGTCGATCCGGGGATCAGCCCCGCCGCCGATCCCGCGACCGGCGGCCTCGACGGTGACACGCTCTACAAGTTCTTCCTCAACTGGGAGACGGCCAAGAGCGGCGAGCGGGCCGACATGGCCAAGGCGTGGCGGTACTATCATCACAAGCACTGGACGAGCGAGCAGCTCGCCGTGCTCGCCGCCCGCAACCAACTGCCGACGATCTGGAACAGGATCGCCAGGAAGATCAACTTTCTCGTCGGGACCCAGCAGCGCCTGCGGCGGGATCCCAAGGCCTATCCGCGGACGCCGATGCATGAGGCCGATGCCGACGTGGCATCGGCCGTGTTGCGGTACGTCCACGACACCACCCAATGGTCGGCGGAGGCATCGAATGCCACGTTGGACTTCTTCGTGGCCGGGATCGGCGTGTCCTACCTCGGTGCCGAGGGAGCCGACGTCGTCAAGCGCTGGGTTCCCTGCCATCAGTTCTTTTACGATCCGCGGTCGATCGACCCGATGTTCAAGGACGCCAAGTACCTCGGCGTCGTGAAGTGGGTTGACATCGACGCGGCGCGGAAGATCGTGAGTGCGATCGGCGGCGATGCCGAGGAGATCGACGGTCTGATCAACACCCAGCGCGACGGCCTCGTGACGTGGGACCAGCGGCACCAATGGGTGCATCCCCACGAGCGCCGGGTGCGGCTGGTCGAGATGTGGTACCGCCACGACGATGCGTGGCGTTGCGCCTACCTGTGCGGCCCGGTCAAGCTCGGTGACGTGCCCGCGCCCTATGAGCGCGACGGCAAGACGGCGCACCCTTACAACGCCGTGTCCTGCCACATCGATGAGCAGGGCGACAGGTACGGGATCGTGGCCGGGATGATTCCGGTCCAGGACGAAATCAATTTCATTCACTCGAAGCTGACGTGGTCCCTTGCGGCCCGGCAGGTGTTCTTCGAGTCGGGTGCGTTCGGCGGCAAGGCCGCGGATATCGACAAGGTCCGCCGTGAGCTCATGAAGGCCAACGGTCTCATCGAGCTCGCGCCCGGGGCACTCAAGGACAAGAAGATCGATATCCAGCGCCACGACGCCGAGATCGCAGGCTGGACCTCGCTACTGCAGGGGGCGCTTGCCGAGATCGAGAACCTGGGCCCCAACCCAGGACTGATCGGCCGGGGCGAGGGCATCAACACCCAATCGGGCCGCGCCATCCTGGCGCAGCAGAATGCGGGCATGACCGAGCTGTCGCCCGCCTTCGAGCGCCTGCGCGAGTGGCAGCTCAGCGGCTACAAGATCGACTGGTCGCTGGTGCGGCAGTTCTGGACGCAGGAGAAGATCATTCGTGTCACCGACGACGACCAGTCGTCCCGGTTCCTGAAGATCAACGAGGTCCGCATCGACCCGATGACGGGGGCGATTTCGCTCGCCAACCAGGTTGCTGCGATCGACGTCGACATCATCCTCGAGGAGGGGCCGGACACGGTCACGATGAAGGAGGAGATGCTTCAGACATTTGCGCAGCTCGGGCAGGCCGCGATCGGTCCGCTCGGCAAGGTGCTGATCGAGCTCTCGAACATGCCCAACAAGGCGAAGCTCTTGCAGCTGATGGATGAGGCCCAGGCACCGCCACCCGAGGTGGCGCAGATGACCGAGCGGATGGCAAAGCTGGAGGCCGCCCTCAAGGAGATGCAGGTTGCCAAGGCGGCGGCCGAGGTCGAGAACAAGCGAGCCGACACGCTTGCCAAGCTGGCGCCGATCATGATCCCGCCGCAGGTGCTGGCAAACGTGTTCCCAATCCCCTTCGCCGACACCGGCGGACCGCCAGAGGGTCCGCCGACGATCATGGGACCGGACGCTGCGATGATGGGCCCGCTCGGGCCGGGGATGCCGCCCATGCAGCAGGGCCCAGACCCGCGCTCGCTGCCGCCCGGCGGCCTCGCCGGCCCACCGGATCCCCGCGTCATCGCTGAGCCCGTCGCGGGTGGTCCGGGTCAACTGCCGATGCCGCCGCCGGGCATCCTGCCGGCGCAGCCAGCGCTGAACTGACAACGACTTTCTCAGTTGTCGCGTTGAGAGCCGCGCTTCGCCAGCGCGGCTCGATCCTGTGTGCGTTTGGCGTTCCGGTGTCCCGCTGCCGACACGGCGGGAAGCGTTCGCGAGCGCTCCTCCACTCGCGTTCCGGCCCGGTGCCCGACAGCCACCGTCTCGTGACCAGCAACGATATCGCGGAGACCTCTCATGGATGCCGTCAGCACGCCTGCCCCTGTCGAGTCGTTCGACCTTCTAGGCGACGGCCAGGCAGGAACACCCCCAGCGCCTAGTGCTCAGCCGTCACCGGCGCCGGTTGCGCCGGTCGCGCAACCCGCCGTCCAGACCGGTGCGCAGCCGGTTCAGGACCCGGCCAAGCCGGCTGCACAGCCCGAGGCGCCCAAGGCGCCAGACGGCTATGTGCCGCATGCTGTGGTCGGGGAGTTGCGCAACGAGCTTCGGACCGAGCGTGCGCGCACCGAGCAAATGCAGGCGGCTCTGCTGCAGTTGCTACAGCAGAGCCAGCAGATGTTCGGCGCGATGCAGGCTGCGCCGGTTGCCACGCCGCAGACTCAGCCGCCGCCACCCATTCCCGATCCGGTGCTGGACCCGCAAGGGTTCCAGCGCTACCTCGCGGACCAGGTGGCATCGGCTGAGACCAAGGCTGCGGCCAAGGCGAAGGCCGAGTTCGAGGCCTATCAGAAGCAGATCACGGAGCATCTGCAGGCGCAGCAGGCGGCCGTCACCCAGCAGCGGCTTGCCGCGAGCTACGAGGCGGCCAAGGCGCAGCACAATCCGACGGACATCCAGACCGCGGCGGATCAGGCCAAGCAGGCCGGCCTGCTGCCGCAGTTCCTCGGCCAGCCCGACCCCTATCGCGCGTTGATGACCTGGTATCGGCAGATGCAGGTCATCAGCACCGTCGGGGGCGATCTCCAGGCGTACAATCAGCGTGTCCTATCCGAGGCGATGACGAAGCCGGAGTTCGCGGCTCAGGTCGCCCAGGTCCTGCGCAACGGCACGCCTCACCCGAAAACCCCGCCCTCGCTCGCCGGTGTGCCGCAAGCCACCGGGGCTCAGCCCGGCGCTGCGGCGCCGTTCCCTGATTTTGTGCGGGATTTTCTTGCGACAGCCCCGCCGCAGCGGAGATGACCACGAGACCTTAAATGGCGATCACCACAACTCCGGCTGCCCTCGTCCAGACCAACGAGCGGCGGTCGTTCTGGCTTGAGTACGTTCGTGACTCCGGCTTCAAACCGTACATGGGCGCCGGCGGCGAGGCCACTCAGAAGCCGATCAGCGTCGCGATCGAGACCAAGAAGGGCGGCGAGACGATCAAGATCCCGATCCTGATGCGTCTCAAGGGGCGCGGCACGTCCGGCAACGCGACGCTGACCGGCAACGAGGAGGCGCTGGGGAAGTACGTGTTCACGTCCCGCGTCGACATGCGTCGGCATGCGATCATCCACTCGGAGTGGGATGAGCACAAGGCGTTCGCGAAGTCGTACGAGGAATCCAAGCCCCGACTGAAGCTGTGGTGCGAGGAACAGGTCCGCGACCAGATCATAGATGCCTTCGCGATGGCCGCGCAGACCGGCTCGGCGTTCAAGACCTACGTTGCGCCGATCTCGAACCCAACCGTTGCAGACCCGTCGTCAATCATCTGCTCTGCCTCGACGACCGGTGAGAACAACACGTGGCTCACCAACAACACCGACCGCATCCTCTTCGGCGCCGACGGCCAGCCGGGCGCTGCCGTCAACCTAGTGGGCGGCAACTTCGCGGGCTCGCTCGCCAACCTCGACGCGACGGCGGACAAGCCGTCGGCGGCATTCTTGTCGCGGTTGAAAATGAAGGCGCGGTCGGTCGCCGATCCGCACATCCGCCCGATCAGGGTCAACAACGGCTCCGGCCGTGAGTATTTCGTCGTCTTCTGCGACAGCCGGTCGTTCGCGGTCCTCAAGACCGACTCGACGATCCTCACGTCGAACCAGAACGCCCGCCCGCGGGATGTCGAGCAGAACCCGATCTTCCAGGACGGCGACCTGCTGTGGGACGGTCTGGTCATCCGCGAGATCCCCGAAATGGCGCCGATCCCAAAGGCGCTGTACTCGACGACCTTCGATGTCGGTCGCTTCTACCTGTGCGGGGCCCAGGCGCTGTGCTTCTCATGGGGTGCCGAGCCGGACTTCCGCGAGGCCGATGTCACCGACTACGGCATCAAGAAGGGCATCGGCGTGCAGGAGATTCGGGGCTGCCAGAAGATTCAGGTCAACATCACGCCCGGCGCCGGGGATCGCACCGTCGACATTGGCCTCGCCAGCGGCTTCGTCGGACTCAACGACTGATCTGTGTTGACTGAGTGACGGGGAGGCGTCCGCCTCCCCGTCCGACTGTGATCCACTTTCTGAGGGACATCAAGACTCATGGCCAAAGTCACTTACATCGGCGATCCGCAGGACAAGGAATCGCCCGCGACCGTTGAGTGGGGCGGCATCCAGTTCGAGATGAACAAGCCGGTGACCGTGCCTGACGAGAAGGTCGGCAAGCTCCGCGCGAATCGGT